GATGCAACCTGAAATGCCGATGCAACCTGAAATGCCACCGGAAGGGATGATGTAATGTTTGAAGATTATTACCTCAACAACCCGGAACTACAGGGGCTTTTGGCGGGCTTAGACTTGAGCGGTCTAGGCGGGGTTAATTTCTCGGGCGTTGGCAGCGGACAGACGGGCGGTGCAATTCAAGACCCAAACGTACAGTATATTACCGCGCCGGTATCCAACAAAGGCAACCCCACTAGCAAGACGAGCGGCAATGTCTTCGCGGTAGCGACCGACCAGCCGGTGCGTCTTGTTGATCTGCGCACCAATAAGGTTATATTTGAGGGCACAGGCGTCGAAGCAGCACGCAAAGCAACCGAACTAGGCCAAAACCTAACCAACACGCTTGGTAACAAAGCATCGTACAATATCCAAACTGCAAACCCGTCCGGCGAATATACGACCGTTGCAAACGAAAAGAAGAACAAGAACGTTCTCGGCAAGATTGCGGATGTGGCCTTGCCGATTGCCGCAAGTTTTATTCCCGGCGTTGGCCCTGTTCTTGGTGCGGCTTTGGGTTCCGCAGCATCAAGCGCGGCTCAAGGGCGTAGCTTAGAGAATACATTGCTCCGCGCCGGATTGGCTGCGGGGGGTTCCGCTCTTGGTGGCCAACTGTTTGGTCCTGCTACTCCCGGAGCGTCGGCCCCGATGACTGGCATTAATGCCGACTTAATCCCGAATGCGCTTGAAGGTCTTAGCTTTGGCAGCCTTACCGGCGCGTCAATTCCTGCGGGCGTCGGCGGCGCGGCGGGCGACATCATCGTAAACGCAGCAAGAGTAGCCGCGCCCAACCTTGTCGGCTCAGCAGCAGGCAGCATGGCGGGTTCAGTCCCCTCGCTTGTCGGCGCATCGCCTTCTATGCCAGATGAAATTGTTGTCACAGGGCAGCGACCAGTAGAGCCGAACCTTGGTGAAACTCTAGGGCCAGTGACATCTCTTGTTAACCCACTGCCCTCTGTTCCAGATGAAATTGTTGTCACAGGACAAAGACCAGTAGAGCCAATACTCGGCGTCGAAACCGCGTTGCCCGCAATAATTCCCGGTGCGCTTACGCCAACGCAAACGGCGGGGCCACAGCCTTCTACCAATGACGGCGTTCTCGGCACGGGCCTAAACATACCTCAACTCCTGTTGATTGGTGGTATCGGAGCCGATCTCCTTAAAAACCTTTTGGCGGGCGGCGATGGCACGGGAACGGAAGCGCCGTATGTTTCTCCGTTCGGTACAGGCGTAGGTTTTGGCACAGGCCAAGATATGCGCGCCAATCCAAACATCATAGACTATGAGCGGTATGGTTTCGGTCCGGAAGCTATGTTCTTCCAGCCGGGCTATGGCCTTCTCAACGCTGCGGCCCCTGCTCCAGCCCCAGCTTTACCGCAAGCCCCGCCGATTATGGCAACTAACCCTAGATATGAACCGTTGATCTAATGGACCCTATTACAAAAGCGAACCACGCCAAGCGCCTTCTTGAGGATGATATTCTCAAGGAGGCATTTGCCGCAGTGGAAAAAGATATTTTTGAAGAGTGGCGTATGTCGGCCCCGACCGAATATGGCGCACGCTCTGACATGTTTCACACGCTCAAAGGACTTGAGCGTTTGAAAGCCCGCCTACAGGCGATCCTCGATGACGGCTTAGTCGCCAAATCAAGGAATTAACATTTATTTAAAAAGGTGCTATATATGACGGAACAAGTCGGCAACCCCAGTGCTGGGATCGGCCTCCACGAAGCAACGTTAGCCATCGACCAACTGCTTGGCCCGGATGAGGACAACCAAGACACGGCCGAGGCGCAAGAGCCTGAAGAGGCTCAGGACTATGAGGAAGAACCTGAGGCCGAGGAATACTCGGATGAAGAAGAAGCCGAACAGTCCGACCCGGATGAAGAGTACGACACAGAAGAGGTTATCGAACAGGAACTTCCTGACGATCTAGTTATCAAGGTAAAAGATGATGGCAAAGAATTGGAAGTCACCCTTGACGAACTTCGGAAAGGTTATTCTCGTTACTCGGATTACACACGGAAAACTCAGGCATTAGCTGAAGAACGCAAGTCGTTCCAAGGTGAGGCCGAAGCGATCCGAATGGAACGCGCTCAATACGCGGAACTGCTACCGGTGCTTAAAGCGCAACTTGAGGTGCAGTCCGAGGCTGAGCCTGATTGGGACAATCTTTATAACGAAGACCCCATTGAGGCGGCGCGGTTAGAACGGCATTGGAATAAATCTCGTCAAGAGCGGGCCGCTAAACTTCAGGCTATTAATACTGAACAGCAGCGGATTGCGGAAGAGATGACCAAAGAGCAACAGCGGGCATTGGCTGACATTGTGCAGTCAGAGCGCGCCAAACTCACGGAAGTCATTCCTGAATGGAAAGACGAAAGTACAATGCAAAGCGAAGCTAAGGAACTTCGTGAATGGGCTATAAACAATGGGTTTAGTGAACGCGACCTAAGCGCACTTGTTCAAGCCAGTCACGTGTCAATCCTTCGCAAAGCTATGTTGTTCGATAAGGGTACGAAGAAAGTGGAGAAAGTGAAGGCACAGCCGAGGAAGGTTGCGCGGATCGTTCGCCCCGGTTCTTCTGGTTCTCAAGTCAACACACGTTCGACCGATGTAAAGAAAGCGTCCCAGCGCCTTGCGCGTACAGGCCGTGTCGCAGACGCAGCGGCCCTGTTGGATAAACTCATTTAATAAGGATGTGAACTAATGGCTATTGTAGCAAATACATTTACCCGGTACTCAGCTATCGGTATTCGTGAAGACCTGTCGAACGTTATCTATAACATCTCGCCAGAAGAAACTCCGTTCATCTCGAACATCGGCCGCGAGAGCGTCAAGAACACCTACTACGAATGGCAGACCGACGCTTTGGCTGCGGCCTCAGCAGCTAACGCCGCTCTCGAAGGTGACGACATTTCTTCGTTCACTGCTGTTACGCCAACCAGCCGCGTTGGTAACTACACGCAGATCAGCACGAAGAACGTCGTAATCTCCGGTACGCTTGAAGCAGTCGATAAGGCCGGTCGTCGTAACGAAATGACCTATCAGCTTGCCAAGCTGGGTTCGGAACTGAAACGCGACATGGAAAGCGCATTGCTCGCTAACCAAGCTGCGGTTGCGGGTAACACCACAACTGCACGTCGCACTGCTGGTCTGCCTGCATGGTTGACCACGAACACTTCGTTCGGTACTGGCGGTGCAAACCCGACTGTTGGCTCAACCCCAACTGCTGCTCGTACCGATGGTACGCAGCGTGCGTTCACAGAAACACTTCTGAAGAACGTAATCCAGCAGGTCTGGACTTCGGGTGGCACGCCAAAGATGTTGATGGTCGGTCCTTTCAACAAGACCGCCGCTTCTGCATTCACCGGCATTGCGACGCGTTACCGCGACGTTCCTGCTGGCCAGCAGGCACAGATCATCGGCGCAGCCGACGTTTATGTCTCTGACTTCGGCACAGTCAACATCGTACCTAACCGCTTCCAGCGTGACCGTGACGCGTTCATCGTCGATCCCGATTACGCATCGTTGGCGGTTCTGCGTCCAATCCAGAAGATGGACCTCGCCAAGACGGGCGACGCCGAGAAGGCTCTCCTCCTCGTCGAGTACGGCCTGAAGGTAAACAACCAAGCTGCACACGGTATCGTAGCTGACTTGACCACCTCGTAAGATTTGGTCTAACTGGGTGAGGGGGCCAAGCGCCCCCTCATCTAACTATTGAGGGTTTTATGACTAAACGCCTTATCAACGATGATGCTTTCACAGGCGTCAAAACGTTTTACGATTACGATGCCGAGAAGGACGAAGCGATAATCTCGAAAGAGCAGGATATTTCTGCAATCATCGAGAGCAACAAACAAGAGTTCAATAGCGCGCCGGAACGCTGGGGTGAGTGGACAAAGGTTGGCAGCATCCCCATTTCAGTGTATTACGAACTTGAGCGCCAAGGTATTACACAAGACCAAGAGCGCATGAAGAAGTGGTTGAACGATCCAGATAATCGTTACTTCCGCACAAGGCCGGGGACTGTTTGATGGCGATTACGACGTATTCAGAGTTGAAGACCGCAGTCGCCGATTGGCTCAATCGGTCTGACTTAACATCTGCTATTCCCAACTTTATCTCGCTTGCGGAAGCACAGATGAGCCGCCAAATCCGTCACCGCAAAATGGTGACGCGGGCGACCGCGACTATGGATACGCCGTACTTTGCTGTTCCTGCTGACTGGAAAGAAACAATCCGGTTCCAGTTGAACACCAACCCAGTTACCCCCCTGCTCTACGTCACACCAGAACAGCTTCTTGAAGACAGCCAAGTCTACAGCGCAGGCGGACAGCCAATGTTCTTTACGACCGTCGGCCAGCAGTTTGAAGTTCTGCCGCAACCTGACGGGTCGTATGACGCAGAACTACTTTACTACGCCAAGCTGCCCGCGTTGTCGGACGCAGCGCCGACTAACTGGCTTCTGACCGAAAGCCCAGACATCTACCTATACGGCACGCTGGCTCAGTCCGCGCCGTACTTGAAGGAAGATGAACGCACCGCCATCTGGACTTCTTTGTACGAGAAGCTGGTAGAAGATATGCGTATCGCCGACGAGCGCGCACGTATCGGTTCGTCTAAACTTAAATCTCGTATAAGGACATTCGGATGAGTTTCTCCAATTATCTTGAGAACAAGGTTCTCGGTCATGTGTTCGGCGCAACGCCATATACGGCTCCGGGTACGCTCTATGTCGGCCTGTATACGTCTGATCCCGGCGAAGGTAACACAGGGACGGAAGTCTCTGGTGGCTCCTACGCTCGGCAGTCTGTTGCATTCACCGTTACGGGTAATCAAGCGTCCAATACAGCAGCGGTTGAGTTTCCGACTGCAACCGCATCGTGGGGTACAGTAACCTACGCTGCGATCTTTGACGCTGTTTCCGGTGGGAACATGATGTCTTATGGCGCGTTGACCACGAGCAAGACGATTGCAAGCGGTGACGTTCTCCGTATTCCTGCGGGCGACTTCGACATCAATCTGGACTAAGTAGATGTCTGTCTACGGCAGCGGTCTATATGGCAACGGGCCTTTTGCTGCTGCGAGTATTCCTGCGGGGTACGGTAGCGGCCTATACGGCATTGGCAGCTACGGCGAAGACCCCATTGAGGTTTCGGTATCGGTAACCGCCGCGTCCAGTACGGCGGTTTCCGCGCAACGTATTCTGCTTGCCGCTGTCTCCGACACAGCGACATCTTCCGCAACTGTAGCCGCGCAGCAGATCAAGACCGTTGCGGTTACATCCAACGCCACATCGAGCGCGTCTGCTTCAGCGCAACGCATCCAGAACGCCGCTGTGGCAGCTACCGCGACATCAAGCGCGGCAGTGGCAGCGTCTGTTATTCAGCCTGCGTCTTGTGTCTCTAACGCCGTTTCTAGCGTCACGGTGTCGTTGCAGGGCGTGTTCCTTATCAACGTCACCACGAACGCAGTCTTATCGACAAGCGTGTCCGTGGCTCGCAAGACGCCGACATCTGTTGTCTGTAACGCGCAATCTAGCGTCACGGTTAACGCCACAAAGAAATGGGAACCGCAGCCAATCACGCCGGAAACGTGGACGGCTGCGAGTGATATATCTGAGACTTGGACACCCGTCGAAGTAATTGCAGAAACTTGGACACCACAATCAATAACAAGCGAGACATGGACGCCAATTTCTGTTACAGAAGAAATATGGCAGCAAGCTGCGTGAGGACTTAAATGGCTGATACAACCACAACAAACCTTGGATTGACTAAACCTGAAGTTGGCGCATCCGCCGATACTTGGGGGACAAAACTCAATACCGATCTGGACACCATTGACGCGCTGTTTAAAGCAGACGGCACAGGCACAAGCGTTGGCGTAAACGTCGGCGCGGGTAAAGTACTCACTGTTGCGGGAAGTGTATCCGCCAACGGCGCGACGCTCAGCCCAACGGAACTTGGATACCTTGATGGCGTGACATCCGCCATCCAGACGCAGCTTAACGCCAAAGCATTATCCGGCGCAAACACCGACATCACCGCACTTGACCAAGATGTTACGATTACTGCTACGGGAACTATCGCAGCCGACACCATCGGATACCGTGGATTGCCACAAAATAGCCAGACAGCCAGTTACACCTTGGCGTTGTCGGATGCAGGCAAGCATATCTCGATCACGACGGGCGGGGTAGTCATCCCAGCAAACGGATCGGTAGCCTTCCCAATCGGCACAACTATTGTGGTATTCAACAATAGCGGCAGCAACCAGACGATCAGCATTACGACCGACACACTGCGCCAAGCTGGAACGGCCAACACAGGCTCACGCACACTGGCGCAATACGGCCTTGTAACACTGGTTAAAGTCGCTTCTACAGTATGGGCGGCGACGGGCAACGTAACATGACGGGCATCGCCTGCATAATGGCAGGGATGAGTAGCAAAGCCCCTTACTCTTCCAGCTATCTTGTTATCGCTGGCGGTGCTAGTGGTGGTCGGAGCAATGGCGGCGGCGGCGGTGCGGGTGGATACCTTACGAGTACCGCGACACTAATACCGGGAGCAGTCTATACAATAACTGTTGGCGGTGGCGGTGCACCGGCCAGTGGAACCCAGCAGGGGAATGACGGTAGTAACTCCGTCCTCTCTGGCACTGGGGTAAGCGTCACTTCAACTGGTGGCGGCGGTGGCGGCACTCAGAATGGAACCACCACGGGGCGCAATGGAGGCTCTGGCGGCGGCAGTTCGTACCCCGGTAGCACTGTTGGGTCGGGTACTTCTGGCCAAGGTAATAACGGGGGGCTTGGTTCTACATTTTCCGGTAATGGTGGCGGTGGTGGTGGCGCTGGGGCCGCCGGGGCCAATAACTTATTCCCGTCTGCTGCTGGTGGTGCAGGTTTGGCATCGTCAATCACCGGAACCTCAGTCACCCGCGCTGGCGGTGGCGGTAGCGGTGGTTCAGATGGCTTTGGCGCAGGTGGTACTGGCGGTGGTGGCGCGGGCGCGTACACTTCAGATGCAGTAGCTGGAACAGCTAATACCGGTAGTGGCGGGGGTGGCGGAAGCAACAGCCTTGGGACCAATAGCGGCGCGGGTGGTTCAGGTGTGGTCATCCTTTCAATCCCAACAGCCAACTACAGCGGCATAACCACCGGTTCGCCAACAGTTACGACAAGTGGGTCGAACACGATCCTACAATTCAACTCATCTGGGAGTTACACAGCATGAGCCACTTTGCCAAAGTTATCAACGGTATCGTCACAGAAGTTCTGGTTATCGAACAGGACGTTATCGACACGGGTGCGTTTGGCGATCCAGCACTTTGGGTGCAGACCTCGTACAATACGCACGGTGGCCAGCATCCCGAAGGCCGACCGCTACGTAAGAACTATGCAGGTGTCGGCTTTACCTACGACGCAGAGCGCGATGCTTTTTACGCGCCACAACCATTTGCATCGTGGACACTTAACGAAGATACCTGCCTGTGGACCGCGCCGGTCGCGTACCCAGATGACGGAAATGTTTACGCTTGGGATGAAGCCGCATTGGCTTGGGTAGGAGCAGCAAGCTAATGGATATGTCTTTCGGCATCGACACGCTTCTCACAGTCGTTGCGGGCATCTTCGCCATCGTCGGCGTGTGGACGCAACTCAGCAACCGTCTCGCCATCCTTGAGACGAAGCTAGAGTTTGGTGACGAGAAGTTCAACGTTATCGACAAGAAGTTCGATGAAGTCATGATGCACCTACGCCGGATTGAAGACAAGCTGGACAACAAGGCAGATCGGTAATGTTTAAGCTGGCAGAAAAATCTCTTGCCAACCTTGATGGGGTCCATCCCGATCTTGTAAAGGTTGTTCATAGAGCAATCCAGATTAGCCCTGTTGATTTTCGTGTTAACGAAGGCTTGCGGACAATCGAACGACAACACCAACTAGTAGCTGCGGGTGCGTCTAAAACAATGAAGTCACGCCACATCAACGGCTTTGCCGTCGATCTTATTCCGCTGGTAGACTTGGACAAAGATGGCAAGGTCGAGACTGAAGAAATGTTTCACTGGCCTATCTACCCAAAACTTGCGGCAGCGGTAAAGCAGGCCGCAAAGGAAGTTGGCGTTTCTATTCAATGGGGCGGAGATTGGAAATCATTTAAGGACGGCCCCCACTTCCAGCTTCCAGCATCAAAATACCCTGATCCGAAATGACGATTAAGGAACTTGAAGCGGCCCTGCTTGAGCGTGTCCGCGTTTGGTGGAGGCCGGTAACATGCGTTGGTATTGCTGTTGGCGTTATCGTTAACGCTGTCGTGCTGCCAATGATTACCAAGTCGCCAATATCCCTGACTGATTTAGCAGCGACGATTGCGTCATGCGCGACGATATTTGCGGTAAGGGAATGGGGGAAGATAAATGGTGCGGATTAATCCATTCATGGGTTATGTGGCGGCAGGCGCTCTCGCTATTGGCCTTACCGCCGGATGGAAGATTAAAGACTGGCAGTGCGATGCCGCTTACTCCAAGGCTTTGGAAAAGACGGAAAAGCAACGCCAGCAAATGCAAGGGAAGATAGATGCGGTTTCAACGCTTTACCAAGCAGAACGAGATAAAGCCGATGTCGTGGTCGCCGGAGAGCGAGAAACGATCCGCGAGATATACAAGACTTTGCCCGCTGTTTCTGCTGATTGTGTTCCTGATGTTCGCATTGTCCGGCTGCTCGAAGGCGGTGTCAGTCGCGCCAATGCCGCAGCCACCAGCGAACCTAGCGAGTAATTGCCAACCGCTTCCCTCGCCACCAGCTACGCTTATTGATCCTGAGCGCGCTATATGGGAAATTGATATAATAGCCAAATATGGTGATTGCGCTTTGCGTCACCGCCGAACAATAGAAGCATGGGAAGAAGCTGTAAAAATTCTCAAGAAGTGATATAAGACCTAAGACTTTAGGTACGGATAAAAACATGGCGCTAATTCCGATTAACATTCCTCCCGGCGTATTTCGCAACGGCACTGAACTTCAGTCGGCCGGGCGGTGGTACGACGTTAATCTTGTGCGCTGGACAGAAGGCGCTATGGAGCCGGTCGGTGGGTGGGAGAAGCGTAATATCTCCGCGCTAACGGGCAAGGCTCGTTCTCTTCTTACTTGGAAAACGAATAGCGACGTACGCCTTATGGCCATCGGAACTTCGTCGAAACTTTATGCGGTAACACAGTCCAACGCTCTGGTAGATATTACACCTGTTGGTTTTACCGCAGGTTCGGACGATGCTTCTACGGGCGCTGGCTACGGGATTAGTACTTACAGCAGCGGATATTACGGCACACCTCGTCCGGACACTGGTTCGGTGACGCCTGCTACCACATGGTCGCTAGACACTTGGGGCGAATATCTCGTCGGCTGCTCAACGTCTGACGGCAAGTTGTATGAGTGGCAGCTTGATTTCACAACGCCGACCAAGGCTGCGGTAATTACAAACGCGCCGACAAGCTGCATTGGCTGTCTTGTTACCGCCGAGCGTTCGATGTTCGCGCTTGGCGCTTCCGGAAATGGCCGCAAGGTTGCGTGGTCTGATCTTGAAAACAATACCATCTGGACAGCCGCTTCTACCAATCTGGCTGGGGGCGTTACTCTGCAAACGTCTGGGCGTATTGTGACAGGTAAGCGCGTTCGCGGTCAGAACCTTATCTTGACAGACATTGACGCACATACTCTGACATACGTCGGCCAACCATTTGTTTATCAAGCAGAAATCGCAGGCCGTGCTTGCGGTGCTGCGTCCGCTAACTGCGTTGCCGTTTTAGACAACATGGCGGTGTGGATGGGCCAGAAGGGCTTCCATGTTTACGACGGCTACGTCAAGCCTCTACCGTGCGAAGTCTATGATTATGTGTTCAACAACATTAACACGACCCAGTTGTCCAAAGTCTACGCCGTTAACAACAGCCAGTACAACGAAGTCTGGTGGTTCTATCCGTCGGCTAACTCTAACGAGAACGACAGCTACGTTGCGTGGGATTATGTAGAGAACCATTGGTCGATTGGTACACTGGCACGTACAGCGGGGGCAGACCGCAGCGTGTTCCGCAACCCAATCATGGTTGGCGCGGACAACTTTATCTATGACCATGAAGTCGGCCTTAACTACAGCGGCGCGCTTCCTTACGCCGAGAGCGGCCCGTTTCAGATTGGAAATGGCGATCAGATTTTGTATATTAACGAGATGATCCCAGACGAACGCAATCAGGGTAGCGTCTCCGCTACATTCAAGACGCGCTATTATCCGACAAGTGACGAGACAACTTACGGCCCGTATAGTTTGACACAGCCGACATCGGTTCGTTTCAACGGACGCCAGATTAAAATGCGTGTGACAACTACAACGCCATCTGATTGGCGTGTTGGTGTCCAGCGCCTTAACGCAATTCCGGGTGGACGGCGATGAGTTTAAAACTTCCTCCACCTCCCGCTCAATATGACCCCATATACGAGACGCAACGCAATCGTCTCATTGAATTGGCGGTTAATAGTAAGTATGAACAAGGGCTTGATGTAGGCATCTATCCGCCTGCCCGTCTTATTATGCGGGATGAAGACGGGCATGAAGTGGAGATATACGTTTCACACTCTGAACAAGTACGCGCACGGCACACGTAATGGGCTGTCAATTTATTTTGTTTTGTGTTAATAACGAAGGATTAGGCGGCCAGTCCGCACGGAGATTATAATGGCGGTAACTACCACACAAACTCAGTCACTAAATCCTTTCATTCAGGATATTCTGGCGCGTAACTATGGGGCCGCACAGCAGGTCGCGGCTACCCCTTATCAGGCATATCAAGGTCCGCGCATTGCGCAATTCCGTCCCGCTGAACAGCAGGCGTTCCAGACCGCGATCAACGCTGCAACCAATCAAGTCGGGATGCCGCAACTTCAGCAAGCCACCCAAGTTGCTGAGCGTGCAGCCGGATATACTCCCCAGCAATTCCAGCAAGATGTCTCTGGCTTCATGTCACCGTTCCAGACCAACGTCATCGACGCCACGATGGCCCGGCTGGCACAGAGCCGCGCTGAACGTGACGCAGCAACGAAGGCTCAGCTTGCATCATCGCGTGCATTCGGCAATGAGCGCCGTGGTGTTTACGAAGCGCAGCTTGCAGGTGAGCAAGATTTAAACACAGCACAAACGCTGGCGAACCTGTATAATCAGGGATACTCGCAAGCCGCTGGGTATGCACAAAATCTGCCGGGTCAGCAGCTTGCGGGTGCGCAGGCCTTGTCTGGCTACGGCCAACAGGCGCTAGGTCAACAGCAAGCCTACGCCGCTATGCTTCAGGGCGCAGGCCAAGCGCAGCGCGGCATGGCCCAGCAGAACCTCGATCTGGCGTACAAGGACTTCCTCGAACAGCGCGGCTATCCAAGAGAGCAACTACAGGCTTTGCTTGCTGGCGCGACTGGGCTTCCAAACCCAATCACGCAAACGACAACTCAGCCCGGCCAGTCAACGCTCGGCCAAGTTGGTACTGCTGCTTCGGCAATCGGCGGTATCCTTGATCTGTTTAAGTAAAAAGGGTTAATTAGATGGCTCTGCGAGATTTGATAGGCATTCCGGGCATTCAGGGCGTTAATCCTACTGCTAGCGCCATCGCACGTTTGACTGCTCCGGGGGCTATGCCTAGCGCGGTAATGCCTATGCCCGCTGCGGCGCAACCTACGCTTTCGCCGACGGCAAAGTATATCGCGGATATGCAGGCTCTTATGAGCGGCGGTATCGGCCCGCTATCAACTGGTGAGAAAATATCTGCACTGGGCCAAGTACTTCAGGCCGCAGGTAGCCGTGGCGCGACTGATCCAGCCGCCGTTCTCCAGAACGTGCGCAATCAGCAGATGCAAAAGCTGAACGCACAATTTCAGATTGCGCAGTTGCAACAGAAAACGCAGGAAGAAGAAAACTTTATTAAGACGCTAACCCCTAGCGAGCGCAATATGTTTTCCATTCTCGATGAAACAGGTCGACGGCAGTATATGCTTGCACGCCAGCAGGGGCGCAAACTGACACCCGCCGAAGAGAAAATTCAAGCAGCCGGTATCCCCCTAGACTCGCCAAAAGCGCGGGAAATTCTTACGGATGTCGCTGAGGCAGAAGGTACGGTTCAGGTAACCGGGCCGTTGGGGGCCACAACCATACGGGCGACAGACCTTCGAAAACCCCCACCTGTCACACCAGAAGCCATTGCCGCTCTTCGCAAAAACCCGAAACGGGCGGCAGAGTTTGATAGCTTCTTTGGCCCCGGTAAATCAGCGGAGTATCTGGGAGGTGGTAGCGGCAACGCTACCGGTGGGTTTCGCTGACGGTAAGTCGGTAGTCAAAGAACTCTTCCCCAACGCCCGTATTACTTCAGGCTATCGCGGCCCAAGCCATCCGTTATCGAAGGCCAATCCGCGTTCGTATCACGCCACTAGCCGTGGCGCGGTTGACATTGCGCCAATTCCGGGCATGACGTTCGATCAATACATCAATTCCATTCGCCAAGCTGGATACAATGTTGTAGAAGCTAGGGACGAAGTTAATAATCCATCTAAATACGCCACTGGGCCTCATTGGCACGTTGTAATCGGGAAATAACATGGCTGAACCTAATTATTTTGAGCAATTCGTCCCTGCCCCCTCTTCCCGTGGTGGCACTTTTATTCCAGCCCCCGGCGCGGCGGAGGAAGAAGCGCGCAAGCGAGCCGATCAGTTGCTTCAAGTTGAGGCGGATAAACGCGCAGCCGCAGCAGCGCAACGTGAGGCCATTAGGTTCGCGCAGGAGCAGGAACAGGGGCCGGGCGGTAAGGCTACGGAGTCTCAGCAGAAAACGCTTACGCTTCTGACCCGTATTGCTGGCGGTGCGAAAGATATTCAAGACACTCTTGCAATCGAGCCGGAGGCCCAAAAGGCCGGTATTTTCGAAACGCTTTCCCGTGATGTTCTTGGTGAAGGCGTTATAACTCGTAGTATCGCTGGGCCTGAGCGCCGGATTGTTACGGACGCCCAATCGAACATGCTCGATGCGCTTTTGACTATGGGAACGGGTGCTGCGTACAACGAAGAGCAGAAAATAGCCAACCGAATAAGCTATTTCCCGCAATATGGTGACTCTCCGCGAGAAATCGCAATCAAGAACCAACGCCTACAACAAGCCATTGAGGCGGCACGCATCGCGGCTGGGCCTTTGGCCGATAAATTCGACGAAAGCATCAAGCCGCTTTTTGGGGCAATGCCTCCCGCTACAGTAGCTATTACAGAAGTAGGGGCCGCTCCGGGTCGCCTTGCTCCGGCTACGGCTGGTGCGGCACAACTTACTGAGGAAGACCGCGCTGCGCAAAGTGCAATGCAGGCCGCCTATAACGCTGGTATCAGCGCCGGAAAAACCCCAGATCAAATCATTCAAGAAGTAACCGAAGCGGGGCAGCGTTATGGCCGTCAAATCGACCCGTCCTTTCTTGACTTTGTTCGTAAGGCTGCGGAACAGCGCGGCCCCATGCAGTTCATTCCAACGCCGACTGGCGAAACGGGTGCGGTACAGGGTCTACTTGGTGAAGTGTTGAAGACCGACCTCGGCCAGATGGCCGCTGGTTACTTCGGTGGCGCGGCTAATGCTATCACTGGTGGGTACGGCATGGCCCCGGAAACCAAAGAATATCTGGGCAAAACCGCTCCGGGTTCTAAGTTTGTCGGCGAACTGACCGGCGGTGGGTTGATGACGATCCCCGCCATCCGCGCCGCGCAAGGCATTTTCGCTGGCACTCGACTTGCCGGAGCCGCGCCGCTTATCGGCGAAGCCGCATATGGTGCGCTGTACGGTAGCGGAGAGGCTGGCGAAGGTAACCGTCTTAAAGGCGCGGCATACGGTGGTGTTGGTGCGTTAGCGGGCGGTGCGCTTGCCAATCGTTTCTTGCCGGGTGGTCCGGGTACATTCACTGGCGCTCCACGTACAAACGTGCCGTCCACCGGTCGTTTTTCTGGTCAGCAAATCTCTCCAGAACAGATTATCGCCGCTGGTCGTCAAGCCGACATTCCGGTCATGACTAGTGACGTTATGCCACCAACGACCCGCATAGGCCAGATTACACAATCGGTTGGCGAAGTGATGCCTCTTGGTACAGCCGGAATGCGCCGTGAGCAGCAAGTTGCCCGTGAAAACGCCGTTGAAAATCTTTTGGCGGACTATGGTGTTAGCGTAGACAGTGACCTCGCTTCTGAAGTTGTAAGCAATTTGAACCAGACCCGTTCGGCTACGATTGGCCGGTACACGGACATGAAACAAAACGTAATCCAGCAGTTTGCTGGTCGCGGTGACGTTCCCGCAACGAAATCGGTTTCCGCTATCGATGGCCTTCTGAGCAATCTGAAAGCGGAGAACCTTCCACAGCAGCTTAACCCCTTGATCCGCCAGCTTGAAGATGTTCGCAACAGCCTTACCGGGCCGGGCGATCTTGCTAAAATCGAAGCCAACCGTAAGACGCTATTTAACCTGAAGAGCGATCCTAATCTTGCGTCAATCCCTGATAAGTCTGAAAAGGCATTTCAGAAAGTCTACACTGCGCTTAACGAAGATATGGGCGACTATATCAAGAAGAACGGCACGGCCAAGGATTTCAATCTCTGGAAGGTAGCAAATACGAAGTTGGCCCGCACGGCGGATGAACTGCGCGTTGGCGGTTTGAAGAACGTGCTGAACAAGGGCGAGTTTGACCCAACTCTCGTTACGAAGATGCTGACCGGATCGAAGCCTGCCGATGTTCGCACGCTGTTCACAAGCCTCAACAAAGATGGTCGTGAAAGCGCCCGTCTTTTGCTTATTCAGGACGCTGCGAAGCGGGCGATGAATAAGGAAACAGGCGACGTAGACCCGAATAAGTTTGCTCGTGAAGTCATGGGCTTATCGGACAACTTCTCGCAGTTCTTCGGCGCTTCGGATATGCGCCGCGTCAAGGGTCTGGCCGAAGTTCTGCGCGCTACCCGCCGCTCCCAAGAGGCGGCATTCCAGCCGCGCACGGGCGAACAGCTTGTACCTTTCGCTGCGGCAGGTAGTTTCGGCGGTCTTGGTACAGTCCTCGGGTTGTCGTTCCCACAAGGCGTGGCCCTCAGCGCCGGATTTGGTGCGGCAAAGCGGTTCTACGAAAGCCAGCCCGCACGCGATTTGCTTCTGCGGATTAGCCAAGCCTCCGGCAGCAAGAAGGCTGAATTGATTAATCAGTTCCTAGCTGGAGCCGCAGCTACTGGTGGGGCTGCGGGTGCTACTCAAATGAGTGAAGGTGAGTAATGGCCAAGAAGACTAGCGTTAAAGATATGTCATGGCGTCCACAGCCAAAGTCGAAACGTCGCCACAAACCCGACGGGCTTCGCCATCGTAAGTCTTTGGGGCCACGCAGTCACTTGCGAACTAGCTTCTGATATTATACACAACGCCCATGAAGTTCATGGGCATTGATCCCGGCGCGTTCGGGGCTGTCGCTATTCTGGATAAGGATAGCCGAGAACTTGTCATCATCGACATGCCTACTCTTAAAGTCAAACGTGGGCCGCGTGTCGTCAATCAGGTTGACGCGCACATGCTGGCGGATGCCCTACGCCCTCATGTAACCGGTGAGATCAAAGCCCTCATCGAGAAAGTCCACGCCATGCCGGGCCAAGGTGTGTCCTCGATGTTCAGCTTCGGTCGTGCCGCCGGTATCGTCGAAGGTGTTCTTGCTGGCTTGATTGTACCTTTTGAGTTGATACCGCCTGCAACTTGGATTAAGTCTATGCGCACGTTCGGAGGAAAGGACGGCAGTCGTCAGCGGGCACAAGAGTTGTTCCCGGATTACGCCCATCTCTTCGCACGGAAAAAGGATGACGGACGAGCCGAAGCTGCGCTTATCGCGTGCTACGCCGCCGAGAGGGAAGACGATGAACCATCTATTCGATTACCAAAAGGTCGGCGCAGACTTTCTCTGTGACAACCCGGCGGCATTCCTTGCCGATGAGCAGGGCCTTGGCAAAACACTTCAAGTTATCGCAGCCTGTGATAAACTTGGCCTAACAAAGGTCGTCGTGATCTGCCCGGCTATCGCTAAGATTAACTGGCGGCGTGAGTTCGAGCGATGGGGAACCGTCGAGCGCGAAGTGAAAGTCTTTAGCTACGATAAGATCACGCAATCGAAGGAGGTCCGCAATGAGATCGCAAAGTTTGAACCAGACGTTCTTGTTCTGGATGAGGCTCATTATCTCAAGAACCGTACTGCTAAGCGCACAAAGTATCTATATGGTCAGTACTGTCGCGGTGATGGCCTTGTTAAGTTTGCTGATCGTGTTTGGCTTCTTAGCGGTACTCCCATCCCTAATAATGTCAGCGATTTCTGGACCCATCTTAAAGCGATTTGGAAGTACCCACTAAACTTCGCCGAATACACAACCTATTTTTGCAAGACATGGAGCGGCCAGTTCGGCCTTCAGGTTCTTGGTAACAAGACCGAGCGCATGGCAGAGTTCAAGACCGTACTTCAGTCGATTATGCTTCGCCGTAAGGGCGAGGTGGTGCTGAAAGATTTGCCGCCTATCTGGTGGCAGAGCGCACCAGTCGAGATAGAAAACTGGAGCGACAGAAAACACATCGACGATCCACGCCAAGCCGAAGCGGTCGATATGATCCTCGCGCATTCGCTTACGGGGCAGGACTTGTCTACCGAGATTGAGAGCATTGCCCCTCACATCGCGTCATTAAGACGGCTAACCGGTGCGGCCAAGGCAGCGCCCATTGCCACACAGATAGCGGGCGAATTGGCGGATGATGCTTACGACAAAATCGTCATCTTCGCCTACCACACCGACGCAATCCAGACGCTTTACGATAGGCTCAAAGACTTCAGCCCGGTCGTAGTCGCAGGCGGTATGCCCACAGCCGACCGTCAAGCGGCGATTGACAACTTCCAGACCGACCCGAAGGTGCGGGTATTCATTGGCCAGATCACCGCATGTTCTACGGCGATTACGCTAACAGCGGCAAGTCAGGTGGCGTTTGTGGAGATGGATTGGGTTCCGGCGGTGAACGCACAGGCGGCTAAGCGTTGCCATCGCATCGGCCAGACAAAGCCCGTGATTGTACGGACGTTCGGCCTTGTCAATTCTGTTGATGAGATTGTGGCTAAGACCCTAGCTAAGAAAGCCCAGATGATTTCTGAGGCGTTAGATTAAGAAGGGCCGGGGCGACTTCCAACTCCCCGGCCCTTCCTTTCATTTAGAGCAAATCGTCAAGGTCCGAGATGTCTGCGGACGGACGTTCCGCCGCAGTGAACTCGTCCGCAGCAGACAGACGGCCGTCCATACGGGGGCCGTCATCTACCTTTTGTAGATTGCCCAAAGAGAACGCAACGCCGTTGTTGCCGTTCACGCTGTACGCATAAGCGCGCAGCGAGGCACGGACCTTCGCACCGGGGTAGATTTCTTTAGGGTCTGTAATCGGAGCGGGCTTGCCGTTCTCACCAGCAAACTTGCTGACAACACCGGGGGCTTGCTTCGACTTGACGTTCATGAAGACCGAGCCTTCTGGATAGCCCTTCTCTTCGCCGTCGTTGCGGAAAGGCATACGGATTTTGCCGCCTTCCATCAACGATTTAGTCTTGTCTCCCCACTTCTCCTTGGCCACAGCGGCAGCCGTTGCCTTAAGTTCGGACATGTCAGTGCCGTCAGGGAATACAAGGCAGCAAGAATAGACTGGCTCACTTGCACCCGGAGGTGTCTGTGGTTCGAACACATGCGGATAAGAGATGATTGCTTCGGGTGTAATAACTTTTGACATCGTAGTTTCCTTATTCAACGGTAAAGTCATCTGCCGCCAACGAGGCGACAGCGGGACGGTTATCTGTATCAGCGACCATTGATGTGCCGGATGATACAGCTATGACGAGCGATGTCGGCAAGTTCTTTTTACCCACGACACGCTCGATCTGCGGTGGCGACTTCAACTTCTTTTCGTAGATGTCGTCGTCATCGAGACCTTCTTCTGTGGCCCAAGCCACAAACTCTTCTTCAACACGCCAGCGGCGCGTCGGTCGTTTCTCAACCAGCTTGTAGCCGGGGAGACCGCCGCCCGTTTCCAACAAAGTATTGGCATGGCGGCGTAAAGATTTAATCCACTCTTCAATCAGCGGAACCCTTTGCAGATAGTCCGCAACTTCCTGCGGGCTTAGGTCATTGACGGTTCGTACTGTACCGAACTCGTCTTGTGCGACCTCAAGGGCGTTGTTGCGCAGGGCTGAACAAGTTCCCGCTGCCAGACAGAACTTGCAATGGTCGCCAGAGATGCGCGGTGCGTCCGGCTTCAGCGACGCATACGCTGCGTCGATAAGTTCTGTACCGAAGTCCAGTATCTCGTCGCGGCTGTAGCTGTGCTGCCGCACCGGGCCGTCATGGTGCATGGCGCGGGGTTGTATAACGACCGTTATAACTTTGTTGACCGGAGCCTTTTCGCCTATCTCTAATATGCCTCCGAGCGCATAATATTTAAGCTGCTCGTTGTCCGCGACTTCAACCGCGATACCTTGGCCGTGCTTATAGTCGATGACGTACAGCGTCCCGCTCTCTTTGCCGTAGATGATACAGTCAGCCGTGCCAAACATCGGCATAGGCGGATCAAGTTTGTCTAAGCTAAAGCGTTTCTCATAGCGGCAGATGCTTGGTTCCAACGCAGCTGTTGCGCGGATGTGGTCGATGTAGACCTGCACCGCACGGGCCATGTTGTCGTCAACCTTGTGGCCGTTATGCTCTTGGCCAATGAAGGCGAAAGCATCTTCATGTCCATTGACCAAGCAGAACTCACCGAGTTCGTGCGCAGCCGTACCAAGTTCAGCGTAGGGTGAACTCTCGTTAGGGAACGGAGCCTCGGCGTTGAGTGAGCCGGGGCAGTTGATGCGGCGCTTTGCATTCGACGCGCCAAACTTAGCATGTGCTGTCATTAATAATTCCTTTCCCGGTAACGCTGCTCAAGTGTAATCACTGGCATACCGCTGGCCCCCACCGGAACCCAACACTGGCCAAGATACTAAAAAACACCAAGACGACAAACAGCGCGACGGCGCAAACCGTTACTAATCGTTTAAACATTTTCATTTGCGATACCTCTTCCCTTCTTTGCCCTCGGCGTTGATCGGGCAGCCTTTCGCCCATGCCGGAACTCGTGTCATGATGTCAATCATTTCGTCAAGCGAACCAAAATTATCTGGCACTTCAGATATGATTTCATCGTGTACGGACAGGATGACGTTGTAGCCCTTGACTTCCAACGCCATCATAGCCGTGGCCATCAGGTCACGGGCAGTCGCTTGCACCACGTTCTCGGTCAATAGGCCACCCCAGATAATCTGGGATACCCACTGACGCGTCACACTATTCAGCGTATCGACTTGGGCTGTGTCGCGCATAGCCCCCCAAGGTGTCTCTCGCTGAATGATGCGCGGATTGTGGTACGTAAGCGACCGCCCGCTAGGTAGAGGAAGTTCAACCGACCTAACACGGCCTGCTTCCTTCACCATATCTACAAAGTCTTGCTCAACATCGCGCCAGTATTGCGCGATCCGGTTGTTCTTCTCACGATAGACGGCGACGATGCGCTTAGCTTCGTCCTCGTCCACCTCGATCCCCATTGTGCGGCACTGCTCGGCGAAGCGTTTGCCGCCCATGCCGTAACCGCAACCCAAGATTGCCATCTTACCAACTTGGCGTTCGTTGTCGCTGATTGCGTCAATGGGCTTGTTGTAGATGGCGGATGCCATTTCTTTATACACGTCTCCCCCCTTTCGGAACGTCTCAACGAGATCGTTCTGCCCTGCTACCCACGCCAACACGCGGGCTTCAATCGCTGAATAGTCGGCGAACATAAGCCGGTGGCCATCCTCGGCAATCAGCATTGACCGGAGCAAGTCGGAGGCGATGATTGTCCCCGCGCCATGCTCCGATACATCTTCGTCGGCCTTTAGCTTTGCGATGATTGTTTCAAGTTCATCGTTCTTTTTTAAGGGCCGAGGAAAGTTCTGCGGCTGGACAAGCCGACCGGACCACCGGCCAGTTGCCGCGCCATGATACATGAGCAAGCCACGCATACGGTCATCGGCGTTTGCTGCGTGAACCATTGCATCATACTTAGCGGTGCTGGACTTGGCCCCGTCTTGGCGTAGCTTCAGCACTTGCTTGATGATGGGGTGCAGCCCGTCGATGCTCAGCATCCGCGCCACTGTCTGCTTGTCCACGGAGGTAACGTTTAACTCATAGCCACGAAGCCACGCGGTTAAGTCCATTGCGTTCGTTGCTGCTTTGACTTGACCGTTCGTAAGGCGCTTAATCTCTGCGTCGATATTCTCCGATGCGGAGTTAGCAAGTTTGCTAACCCGTTCAATCAGGTCGCGGTCAACCTTAACGCCCCGGTCGTTGATGCGTTGGTCAAGCTGATAGAGACGACGCTCACTGTCGGGCATTGCGTTCAGGACTTCCGCGACGGACAGTTCCGTCCGCACGTCCTGTCGGCAATACGCTACTAGCGTATCGAGTTTGTCCTTCGTGTCCCACCATGTGTAGCTGCCGTCGGCGTTCACCTTACGTGGCCGTGCCATCCGGAGCATAAGGGCCGCGCCAGCTTTGTCCTTCTGTTCTTCGACGCCAAGGACGGCAGCCGCTTGGCCTAGTGCGCGAGGCAAGCCCATCGCGCTGGCCTGCGCCATCGTGCAGCGCCATTGCTTGATGCGGGTTTCAGGCCACTGATAGCGGCCAACCATGATATTGTTCCAGATTGTGCGTTCGAAGTTGGCGTTCCATGCCGAGAGCAACCCGCCCGCTTTGATCCAATCTTCGAGGTGGGCATCTACCTCATCGCCCGGCTGCCATACCAGCACGTCGTCAGACCACGGGGCCTTGTAGGCCATGCACCAGATGTCGGTCGATGGGTCGGCGGCGTACTTATAGACGCCTGTCTTGCGAAGATCGACGGCGCTGCGCGTCTCGAAGTCGATGCTTACTACCATACTCGTTCCCTCTTTTTCGTCGGTGTCACGTTTGCTTTCCCTATAGCTGGCACAAGTCGCATGGTGTCGTCAACAAAAAAAAGTTCTTGCATTCGATATTGAACCTGTGCCACCCAAGAGAGGCAACAAACAAATGAGGGAGATTATGTCGAAGAGTTTTACCCCGTGGCGGCCTGAAGAGGACGCTATTCTCACAGAACTTTACCATAAAAATCTGACGTATCCGCAGATTGCGGAGGTGATTGGCCGTTCTGCCGATGCAGTCGATACTCGGCGTAGAAAGATTGGGCTAAAGCGAGAATTCGTTTCGCACAAATCGCCACCGCCAGATGATTTAAGGGAGATGGCAAGGACCATGAACGTAACGCAACTCGTTAAACATTACGGCCGGATCAGGTCGGTGGTCGTTCGTTGGATGGACGAACTTAAACTTACGGAGGTCATTGTCAGTTCAAGCGGAAGGAAGAAAACCATTCCGGATAACTTCCGCACGATGGCCCCGACCATGACCTGCGCTGCGCTCATGCGACTATACGGCAGCGACCGCAGAACGGTTAAGGGTTGGCTTAGAGAAACAGGTATCGCCTCTATACCAAAGGCGGAATGGTACGCGAACACAGCTAGGTTTGTTCCGGCTGAAGTCAAGGGAGATGATCCAGTTGCTCGGCGTGAGTTCTCCAGCCACACGAAACTGATTGCGGCTGAAGCAGCTAACTTTCTGCGCCGCACGCACCCGTCAGTCCATCGTGCAGATATAAAGATGTACGAGCAGTCGGCCCACACATGGGGCGACGTTAAGAATGTACCCTTTCGGGGCATCAATCAGTATTTTGTTTCAGGTAAAGGCATCATGTGGCTCGACGACCTCATCGCCTACGCTGAGGCAAAAGGGTTTAAAATCAAGGAGTTAATCTAATGACACGTCCAACAAAAACTAATGAAGAGAAACCGCCTGTCGTGAACGAGAAGGAAGCGATCATTGCTTGGCTTCGCTCAGGTAAGATAAATATGTTTGAGCGCAACACGCGTTGGCTGGCGGATCGGATTGCAGAAGGAGACCATTTGAAATGAGCGACACTGAAAAAGAAAAGTTTAGGCAAATTGGCATAGACCTGATTAACGAATATCGTCAGCAACGTGGGATTAGGCTACTCGATTGGCTGGTAATCGACACCCCTGAAACTAGTGCCTTTATCCGCTGCATCCAACTGCACGAAAAGACCAAGCAGGAACTTGCCGACTGCAAGCAGGAGCTTGCCGACTTCAAGCAGAAGGTCAGCGATGCTGTGGAGTTGTCCATTGACAGGTCTGGACACGACGGATTGCGCGCCGGACATATCAATGAATATCTTGGCCGTTTCATCATCCCTGCGCCCAAGCCTGACCCGCTGGTGGGGGTGCTGGAAAAGATGGGATGGTATATTGCGCCAAACGGGCCAACAGACGCCGAAAACTTCCGCGCCGCACTGGACGCGCTTGGCTTTGAGATAAGGGAAAAGAACGATGTCTGACGATAATGTAGTCCGCGCTGATTTTGGTGGCGCGCCATTTCCACAACTTG